CTCAGTTTCAAACGCACATTGTGGAGTGGTTTTACCAATTTTCTCATTTTGTGTCACAAGGACATCCAAAAAACTACTCATAAAATATTTGTTGCTGGAATTAATTTCCTCAAGAGTGTATGTTTCAATAACATCATTGAAAGTATAATATAAATATACACTAAAATTCTGAAGAAAATTCCTTTTTTCTTTTTTCTTCTTTTTGGTGTCTTCTTCTGACTTACCTTCCTTCTGCTTTTTTGGTTTTAAAGAAGTGTACTTTATATCAATCTTAGCTTTCCAAAGTTTTTTACCTTTATTTTCTTTTAAATAATCACTATACTTTAAAAGACCGTTGATGAATTCTTCATTGTTGAAAATGTGTTCAAATAATGGATTTAAATTATTTTCAATTATTCTTTTTTGAATTTCACATGGTTCGTAAATATATTTGTAAAAATCCTCTGCCTCTACAAAATCTTCACCATTACTTAAGTTAATAATCTTTGGTTTGAAATAAGATATATACTCATCAAATTTCTGAGTCTCTCCAATCACTTTCTCATTTTCTTTTCTTATTTCCTTAATAACTTCGGTTTGGTTTTCTAAATCTTTATAAAAACTCTCATAAGCTACTCTCAAAGCTACCTTCATATCGAAATTTAACATAAGGACATTACAGGTTTTATTTATATTGTTTTTATCTGGAGTCATCCCCCTGTATATTTTTTGAATCAAAGAAGCACGAGAAGGTTCCTTGATTCCTATTATAACATTAACTAAAGGTGGCATTGAAAAACTCCGAGACGCCAACCCCTTGGCAAATAAAACTAAATGCTTATCTTTACCATGCTTTTTGATTAGTTTATAAACCTCTCTTTCCACATTCCTACCAGATAGTTTTTCACTCGCAGTAATCTCATCAAAAAAGAAATATTCACCTAATTCAGAATTGTTTAATTTTTCAACTATCTTTTTCAATTTTTCTTTATTAGGTTTGGAAATAAAAACAATTGTTACTTTTCCATTTTCAAGGTTTAAAACATCTTTATATTTGTAATTTCTCACTAATGATAAATTATCACCATTGATATATTTGTAAGTCAGCATATACTTTACAAAGTTTATAGTATCTTTTAATAATGCCATCTCAAATGAAAATTCATAAAAATCAACATCGTTATAATCTTTTTTACTCTTCTCAAGTTCTTTATTATAAAATTCTCTAATTTCTTCGTTGATTTTTTTGATTACATACTCTTCCATAATATAGACTTTTAAGTCTGGAAGAGTATTGCTACGCTCTTCTGCTTGTGATATTTTTTCCTCTAAAATAGAAAAAATATTCTCGTGAGTGTTTTTTTGTGTTTTTAACCTTTTTAGTTTTCATATTTTATTCTCCATGCTTGTTTATACACCAAATATAGTACATTCCACACAATTATCAAGGGTTTATTTTAGAAATTTAACCTTTTTTTAACAATTCTTCCAATTTATTCCGATTTTCCAAGTTATAACTATCAAATATCACCTCCACGGCATCCTCGACAATGTCCTTGAATCCAAGTATACATTCAGAAAACTCTCTCATTTTATAGTCCATGAAGTTACAATCAAACTCACCAGCAGAATAAGTTAAAGTACCGTCAGCATTTAAATTAATAACAACATCCTTCCCAAATTGCTCAAAACTCCATATTTGAAAGATTCCACTATAGTACATAACACTCTCTTGCTCACAAGTAGTAATTTCAATATCATCAATATCATCAGCAAGACTAATTAATTCATCAACACAAGTTATCCAATCACTATACCTAACCATTTCAAAATTTTCTGAAATAGTTTTTAAATAATCTAAGTTCTTATTATACCACTTATAAAACCAGTTATAAATATCTTCATAAACACCAACTTCAAATTCATCAAATTTACCAATCCACTTTTTAAGTCTCTTTTTCAATTCATCATAAATATAAATTTTAGGTTTATCTTTACCAATAAAACCCCAAACAGTAATAAATCCCAAACCAATATACTCATGGAGATAATCTATATTATCTAATTTTGGAAGAATAACAAACAACTGTCTCGGTCTAAAATCAATAGTCAATTTAAAATTTTTGTTTTTGAATATTACTTTTTCACCAGTTTCATAAGGTTTTTGAATAACCTCAACATCAACACCTTCCAGTTTTTTCATTTTATTGATAAGGTTTATCATATTTCTATACCTTGAAGTTATAAACAGACTTTGCTATAAAATCAACTTCAACAGTCTCGTCTAAAGTTTTTAATATATCAGCAGAATCCTTATAAGCATCTGGTGATTCGTCTAAAGTTTTTTCTGAAACACAAGTGGTATAAATACCTTCCATGTCCGCTTTAAACTTCTCTAAAGATAACTCCTTTTTTGCTTTAGTTCTTGAATATTTACGACCAGCACCATGTGGAGCAGAGAAGTTCCAATAAGCATTGCCCTTTCCAGTACCTATCACAACACCTTGCTTCATGTTTAAAGGTATCACAACACGCTCACCTTTCTGAGCAGATATCGCTCCCTTACGCATTATTCCATGCTCGAAGTCTATATAGTTATGAGTGGATTCAATAACCTCACCGTCTATTGACCATCCCATTTTTTCAAATATAACAGATATCATTCGCTCTCTGTTTATAGAAGCAAAAGTCTGAGCAACCTGCATCGCTTCATAATATTTGTCTCTATCAACATCGTTCAAATAACCAGTCTCTTCATCAACTAATTTCTGATAGAAATTGGCAACTTGTAATCCAAAGTTTCTTGAACCTGAGTGGATGGTTAAATAATACTTACCTTCGTTTTCGTTAACCTCTATAAAGTGGTTTCCTCCACCTAAAGTTCCAACCTGCTTCAAAAACATTTGAGAAGACTTTTTTATCGTAGCACAAACCTTTTTAAATTTTGATAACTCTTTTTCTGGGTAATCCTGAATTGAATAGTGTCTCCCAAAACCAGATGGTATAAACTCACGAATAACAGAATCTAAACGCTCAAAATCTGGCACACTTGCCCCTAAAATCTCTTTAGAAGTCACTCCGCATCCAATATCCACGCCAATCACTTCAGGCACGACACGCCCCCTCAAAGTCGAAGTAAAACCTATCACAGAACCAACTCCCAAATGAACATCAGGCATTATTCGTATGACCGAATCCTTGTAAACTGGAGAATCCACTAAATCCTGAATCATCTTTAAAGACTGAGTCTCTAACTCGTTTGTGTGGATAATCGCGTTTGTGTATTTACCAGCTATATGTATCATGATAGTCTCCTATTTTAATTGTAGTATAAATATAGTAAAATAAAAGACCTTATCAAGGGTTAATCTCTTAAAAAGGTCTTTTTCTTTGGTTTATTCTTTGAACCTCTCATCACTAAAGTGACGAGATTCCTGCTTCACAGACTTCGCAACCTCTATCTCCACAGGCGTAACTTCCTGTAGTTCCTACAGTAGTATTCTATTATTTAAGCTCTTAGTAATCTAAGTCCTCCATTTAGTAAATCTAGTAATGGCGATTCATCCCATGACTAAAGTCACGGGTGTTCTCACTTATTCTATAAAAAATAAGTCTAACTGAGAAGTATGTGCAGATTCACTCTTGCACCAATTTTTAATATCCCAATCAAATATAGACGAATGTACAAAATTGTGGTCTATAATCTCAGAGACATCCTCATCGGTTTTTGTCTTCATGAAATTTGCTATACGCTCCTTCGCATGCTTTAAAGTGTCCTCCTCATACTCCACTCCAAAACAACTCTTTAAAGCACCTATAGGTTCATGATTATACTCCACAATCTTTTTTATTAAAATATATAAAATAATATTTCCTGAACCTAAAGTCGGGTCTAAGAAAGTCGCTCCCTCACGCTTTAACTTATCCTCATCTATAAAATCCAACATAGTCTGAACTGTCTCAAAAGGTGTCCAGACCTGACCTAATTCCTTCTGAGTATCCTCATCTGCTACATACTTGAATTCCTCAAGCATCTTCTTTTCTAAATTCTCTTCCATATTAAACTAATCCTTTGTCTATACATAAATCCCTAATATTTAATAAACCATCAGTGGCAATCCTTAACCTGTCTTTATAAGTCTCTGGACTCTGGGAATAGTACTCCACCTTAAGTTCATATAACTCCACTAGTAAACGAAGACGCTCTTTTTCTGTTTTTGTGGATTTAATTGATTCTAGTAGTGTGTCTACCTTTTGCTGAAATGTATCGTAATGCATATTACTTTTCCTTTCTTGGTTTTGTTTGTTTGTTTTATAGCATGGACAGGATTCGAACCTGTGACCTACTGCTTAGAAGGCAGTTGCTCTATCCAGCTGAGCTACCATGCTGTGTTTCTAAAATCCATGGTTAATATCAAACCACTCACTTATCTTCTTAACCTTATTTATAACCTCTCTAAGTATAGCTTTATTTTCGTCTTTTGTCAAGGGTTTAATTCTCTCTCGGAGTTCTTTTGCACTCTCATGATTCGATTTTCTTAAATCATAATTCATTAAGTTTTCTAAATTGGTATTCAAAATAACTCGATTCCCTTCAAACATCTTATAATATAAGTCATAAAACACCGAACGCCAACCTGCCTCATATTCACACGCTCTTGTATCCTCTATTTTATCAACTCCAAATAAAGGACACATAGGTTTACCTTTATCCACTATAAGGTGTAAAAAGTGAGAGGACTCATGCACAAAATAAGCAAACTCCACATCACTCTTAAAAGTCACCGTTTTTGATTCCTCATCAAAATCGATGTCATAAAGACTAATCGTGTTTATAAAATTCTGCTTGTTTATCTCCAAAAAACCTCCAGCACCACGCTCATTATCACGACTTAAGTGACCAAAGGTTAATAAGAAATAAGTCTCATTGTCAAAATAAGACATCATCATATCCCAAAACTCAACCTGACCTCTAACTGAGGAGTTAAGTTTCCAGTCTTTAAAGTTATTGTATATATTTAATTTTTCCATGCCATAAATATAGTATAATATAAAACCCTGTCAAGGGATTTCTTGTAAAAAGTTAAAAATACTTGCTTTTTTGCTGATTTATCTGGTTTTTTACCGCTCCTAAGTCAACTTCCCCCATCGCTGTGATTATTTCCTGCTCTAAATTAAAACTATGGATATTTATACCCATTTCCAATAACTCCGAATGAAGAATCTCCGAATTACGCTTTATTGCACGCTTCATATCAGAAGAAAGATATCGACGCTTTATCTGGTCATCAGCAATATCAGGATTGTCCACCAACTCCTGTAAATATAACTCTGTCGCAACATTCATTATAACATTTGATAAAAATTCAACCTGTAAATCTAAACTCATTTTATATCACCACTCTTTATATATTTCTTCATCGCTTCTTTTACTAAATTTAAAGACGGATACCGAATAACCATCTCAGGTCTAATGTCATTCCAAACATCAGAAATTCCATTATACCACATCAAAAACCACCAGAAGTTTGAACTGTTATAAATCTTTTTAGATATAACATCTGGTCTGCCAATATCTCCCTCAGAGCACAAATATAATTCATCCTTGCCAAAGTCAAAATCACCAAACGAGAAAGAACCTAAGTCTCTCTCAACCTGACTACCAACCTTAACCTTACTGAAAAAATTTGTCCTATCTGTTATATTCTGCATACTGTATTTATAAAAGTTTTATTTCCTTAAAATAGTCACAGTAAACAAAACAAAAGATAAAGCTAAAAGAAAAACAGTAAAAGGTTCTAAGTTACTAAAAAATAATTTAAACGATTCTATAACCATATACATATAACTCACTCCTTGAATAAAATACCAGCAATTATAGGTGGAATCTTATCTGTGATTTCACCAACCAATCTAATATCACATAAAGATATCTTTTGAGTACCCTCTAAAAACTTCATATTTGACTCTCCCTTCGTTTCAAGTCTAGTTATCAAATCACGAAATTCATCATCTAGTTTTTTAATATCATTATTATACTCCACGATGTTTTCACTAATCACTGGTTCCTTATTCTCATTATAAAGCATATTACCCTGCTCATCCCTATCAACATGAGCAAAAACTAAAGAACGCCGTCTATCTGTGTATTCTTCAAACTGAGCATCATAATGCTCATCATAAATCCCCAAAGTTATCTCCGAGTAAATATCCTTCAAAAGATGAACACACTCGTAAATATATAAAGCAAACTTAAAGTCAAAATTGCCCTTTGTGTAGTTTTCATACATCCACTCATATAAAACCTTAATTTCAAATAATTGTAACTCTTTTTCAACTAATCTAGTCTTTAATAAATTTAACCATAATTTTCTATCCATTATAAACCACCTTAAGTAAAATTGTGAATGCTCGCGTTCTCATCGCTCGCTCGCAAATTATCGAAATGCTCCAAACCAGTGACCAACTGCTCATCTCGGTCTTTAATCTGACCTAAAGATAATAAAATCGAATTTGTTATCAACTGAGTTATAAAAGAAAAAGCACTACTACAACGAGACTCATCATATCGATTTATATAAGTATAGACTGTTATAATAGCATCCTGAGAAATATCATCAATATCCTCCTTATTCCTTAAAGTATTAAATAACTTAAAAGAAACAATCCTCCCCTGAACCATCAAAGAAACATACTCAGTCAACTCCTCTTTTATCTTCATGAGTTTCTTTTCATGCTCCCTCTTTTCTTCATCAGACATCTTTGAATATCGCTCTTGTAATTCATTTATACTCTTTATTTTATTATTTATAAAAGACTTTGATAAAGAAAACTTTTCATCAGATAACTTCTCATTATCAAATTTACTACGCATTCGCTTCGAATACCCAGAACACCACTCTCCAGTATCATATATATTGTTATTGTTGTATTCAATAACAACCTCACGCAATCTAGCATTATTTACATAATCCGCCATAAAACCAACCTTTTTATTTAACCGCTTTTATAAATATAACAAAATTTGTGTAAAATAGTTAACAATTATATCTATTTTAACCTCATACTTGACATCTTAGACTTTGCCTTCAACTCCTGTTTTTGCATTTCCTCCTCTTCTGTTTTTATCATTTGATTAACTACATCTTGCATTATTTCTATCTCTCCCCAACTCGTATCTTCAGAAATTCTATAAGAAGTATATTTAGAAATATTCAAAATTAAAGAAATTATATCCCTTATATTTATCTGACCAAAAAGAGAATCATCATCTATTACCATCTTCACTATCTGACTTTCACCACAGTGAGGACACTCCAAATTTAAATAAAAATCTAAACCTATATTACGCTCTTTTATAATCTCTAATAAATAAACATAATCATAAGCACTAAGACCTAACACAAACTCCAAAGGAGAATCAACGCAAACACTACGAATAACTTCCTCTATCTCAGAGTCCTCATACCTAACACCCAGTTTGTCTATTTTAGGATAACTAACAATAAAAGTCTCACCAGAATCAGGAAGAGTGACCTCCTCCTCTATATCACCATCTAAATAATTTATCTTCAAATTCTCAAGACGAATCTCTTTAGAAAAAGAACGAGAACATCCAGAACACTTTTTTATCTCTAACTTATAACCACTGTTATTAATAAAACTATTCGCACGCAACCAAAGTGATAAATATTTTCTATCCTCTAGCAATAAATCCTCAAACTTAATTCCATGAAAATAAAAACATCGCTCTATAATTTCATTCACTATCGTGGTCGCATTGTTTTTGTTTATTAAACCAATAAACTTAACATCTCGCAAGTTTAGAAAACGACCTTTTATATAAGAACCCTTTGGATAAGACTTACCACGAGACGGCAACTCATCCATAGTCAACTTAACAAAGTTATATTTATCCAGCAAAAGAGTATGAGACATTCATAACCCCCGTGAAAGCACCACCAGCATGAATTCCAGATAATAATGTGGTGGTAGGTGGACAAGATAACAACGCCTTCTTAATACAATTACTCTGAGTCTCTAAAAATAACTCAGGTGTCAAATTAGAACCATAAATCTTAACACGAGACAATAACTCCAAAGCATAAAAATTAAAAACCGTGGTCAATAAAAACACAGGAATCGGAGGACTTGTAATTACAGGAGACGCACTAACAGAAGAAAAGTTCTGAGAGACTTTCTTTGCTATCAAATTAAAAAGGTTTATAAAACTTAATTCTGGATTGCCACACCACATCGCCGTTTTAATCTCATTGTAACTAAACCGAAGACCCTTAGGTGAAAAATATCCATACGAACCAACAAAAGGAAACATGGTAACACCCGTAGAAACAGAACCATTAACCATTAAACTCGGAATACGAGACCTACGCTCCAACTCCTCTATATAAGAATTTAATGCCTCATGAGTACCCTTTAAATAAAAATCTTGCTCAGGATTCCCAACAGGATTTAAAAACTTCTTCATAAACCTCTCAAAACTCATAAACTCCCCACAAAAAATTAATTAAAATCATCCCAAAAGTTTTCAATTGAATCTTTTATAAAATCATTCGAATCACCAAAACCAGTCATGAAAACTAAAGGTAAATTATCCTCTTCATTCTCATCAGGATTCTTCTCACGAACCGTCAACGAATCTAAATCAATTTCTGGCTGATTTATACAATAAACAGACCAATATAAAGCAGAAACTAAATCATCATTTTGCCCCTTAGCACCCCTAAACACATTCGGAGAAATCTCCTCATATCTAGATAACTGATTAATAGTATCATAATCATTTATAATTAAATGCTTTTTCTCAACCGCAGACTTTAATAACTTACATGCCTCAAGTTTGGATTTTTTAGTCGCCTTTGTACCTAAAGAAGCAGTATTCGAATCCGTGTTTAACATGGTCTCATTACCTATATCATAAAATAATTTGTTTACAGCTAATAAACCAATATCATTATTCTCTATAACAAATAATGCCCCATTATACCACATGCTTATATCATGAACAATTTGTGCATAATCATCAACAGGAATCGTGTTTCTCTTATAAACAGCAACCTGCTCATATAAATTCTTTTTTCTAATCCGTAAAACCTGAATTGCCGAATAATCACCACCAGTACCAACAGCAGTATCAACACCCATTACATATAAAGCACCTTCCTCTGGTTCCTCAAATATCTTTAAATCATAACCATATTTATACTCAATAGGTTCTTTAGAAGAAAGAGAAGCTAAAGAATCTGAATCAATTAAAGTACTAGTACTTCCTAAAAATGAACAATTCTTGTTTACTAAACCAGAAGAAATATACTCACCATTCTCAACACCAACAGGAGTATAAACAACCTGAATGCCTTTCTCCTCAACCCTATCAACTATAAAATTTTCACCATAAATATTAATGAGTTCATCACCAGACTTTAAATCCCTCGCCTCTACCCACTCACCTTTGACGCTTTTAAATTTGTGGTCTTCACTACAACCTTTAGTCTCACCACCCTTAAAATAAACAATAACACTCTTTGAGTATTTTTTCATCACACTGTGAAAATTTTTATAACCATCTCTCGTTAAAATTTTCATAAACAACCCTCACTTTAACTAACCCTTGAAAATGGAGTTTGTGCTATAATGATCGTATTTGGTTAAACTGCTTTTTTTAACAATACGCTCCTTAACACCACCACCAATAGAAGAAGAATCTTGAACCACAATGTGGTCTTTATCATACTCCCTTAAAAAGAACATAATGTGACCAATCTCTCCATCCATTGCCTTTTTATTCAAAACATCACCCTCACGCATCGCCGAGAAGTTATTAATATCAACAGGATGTTTTTTAATGTTTGAATCTATCTCCATCAACTGTTTCACCAATCCCTCATTACCAGCACCAGCGATCTCTGGTCTCGGGAACTCAACACCAGCATTTTTGAAAACTAAAAGAGCATAACCACTACAATCTAACTGTTTATATTTTATAACCAAATCATTAACATTAGTACTCTCACCAATAGCATCACCATCCCGTGTGACAAAAACAAAGTTCCCAACACTATCTATCTTTTTACCCATGCCATATTTAGTACCAACAGTCTGAATATCTGTTTGCTCTTTTGCTTCAGAAAAACGCTTTAACTTTTGCCAAGACGACCTTACAAAATCTGGTACAATAGAAATACCCTCAGACTCTTTTTGAGAAGCTAATAAATGTTTCATGATTCTAGAGACATCAGTACTAAGACCAGTAATACCCAACTCGTCTAAAACAACCTCCATGGATGCCTCAGTTCCAGATTTTCCAGAATATAAACGACCTAAAGAAGAAACTAAACTCCAATTCCACTTGTGCTCAGACATAACTATAAAAGTGAGAGAGTTTGAAGCTATATTCGGATTCCCCTCTCTAGAGAAAGAAGGTTCCGAATAACCCTCCAAAATAGAAATATATAATTTTTCCATAATCTTTCTTCGCATGTCAGAACTATACTCAGTTATTAAAATTCCGATTGGTACAGGATTACCATGAAACTGTTTATTATAAATCTCATCTACAAAATTACTAATTTCCATTCTATCTGTCTCTTCAAAAGATATTTCCAAACCTCGAGAAGAAACATCATAAACTATAGAGTTCTTAAAACTATTCCCTAAAGAAATCTGACCAGAACCAGAATCACCATCTATAGTATGTAACTGAACCGACTGTGTATAAAATCTAAAATTATCACTGTTTATATCACCAGTGAAAAACTGTACCAAAAATCTAAAAGGTAAATGTGGTTTGAAATCAAAAAACTTATTTACATTCAATTTATTCACACTACATCCTTCCCCTTTCGTACTCATCAAAAACTAATTCAATAACCCACTTCAAAAGACTCTCATTCGTATAAGATAGCTGATAAGTTTTTATTTTCTCAACACGAAGACCATTAAATTTGTGATAATAAACACCCCTATCTAAATTATTAGATAAAATTGTTATTTTTAATTCATCAAAATCACGCTTGCTAGAATCACTATAATCAACACGCTGATATAAATAACCAGTCTTATCAAAAGACTGTTTTACAGAAAACATAGAACCAACATTTACACCATCCACCTCATCTATATATAAAGACCTTTTAACACTCGCCTCATCACTCTCAATTAACTCTATAGTTAAAACAGGTTTGAAGGAATAATCAGGAATCAAAAACTTCTGAGATAAATTTCCATAGTGATAAACCTCAGTTTTGTTTTTTAAGGTGGGAATGGTAAACCCAGCACAGTTTACCAACTCCTCAGCACCCTGCAACGCATTCTTCTTAACCTCAACTTTATAACTATCCGAGAGTTTAACAGTCTTCTTAGAAAAATAATCAACTATATTTATCCCCATCCAAAACCCCCTAAACTAAAACCTTCGTTTGGGTAGAATGCAAAGCACCACAAATAAAACAATTTGGAATATTATTAACAGGGAACTTCATTTTATTGTCACCCAACTCAATAGTTCCTAAAGCATTAACCTTTATATTGCCCATTGAATTAACCGTTATATCCTTATCGCTTTCTAAATTTAAATCTCCATCGCTCTTTATCGTTATATCACCACTCGAACCAGTTCTTAATTCCATATTACCATCGGTGTCTATTTTATACATCGCTCCAGTCCTGTGTGTGAAAACTAACTCACCCGTTTTTCTATTTAAAGTCAAAAAGTCACCATTGTCAGTTTCCATTAAAACCATATTGTGAGGATAAGAAGTTTTATCACGCCTGTTTGTGAAATCACTCTCCGTGTTTGAAATACTAAAAGCAACCGAATCATAAATAGGTCTCTGAATATCACCCTTATCAAAATATCCACGAACAACACTTCCATTCTCAGGAATAACCATCGAACCCTTGGTAGAACCTAAATAAGAAATATCAGGTACAGCAAAAGGTAAATTGTTATCACTCAAATTATCGTAATAACCAATAACTCGAACCTGACACCGTCCAAGCATTTTCTCATCGTTATTATTACAACAACACCGCTCCAACGCTCTGTATGCTTCTTTTTCTCACCAGAACCTATTTCATCTTTAACACCCTTAGAGACTTTCTTTGTTTCAAACATCTCTTTTAATTCACTCAAATCTTTCATCGCCCACTCCCATTATAACCATCACTAACAACAACCACCTCTAAACAATAAGGTAAACGCTTTTGATATTTGTGTTTAATCTCAACTATTATATATTCCCCATTGTAAATCGTATCAGACTTTTCTTTAGAAGATAAATCAACACGAACCTTCATACCCAACTCAGGTCTAAACTCCTCTCGTATAAAATAATCATTCTGCTTCGAAGTATCTATAGTAAATTTAATAAAATTGTGGAAGAAATTCCTGCGAACCATTTCATTGTGATAAGAAGCTACATTATAATGCTCATGTAAATCATCAAAAACCATTCCACAATCTACATTATTCGAAATAAGTTTTTTATTTATTTTGTTTGAAATTGAAGACAACTTCAAACCACCATCGGAGTAATCAGAAACCACACATCCCTCAACAGCAGAGTTTGAAAGGTTCCCATCATTTATACTCTTCTTAAATTCCTCTTTGTTTAAGTTTCCTGAAATATAAGGATT